ACGCAGGTGACGATAGTAAAACTATTGGTCTTGTCTTCCACAAGTCTGCTGTTGGTACAGTAAAACTTATGGATATGACAACTGAGATCTCTGGTTCTGACTACGGAATTATGTATCAAGGTACATTAATGGTTGCTAAGTATGCTCTTGGTCATGGAATCCTAAGACCAGAATGTGCAGCTACTATTAAGCTATCTGCTTCTTAATTTCAATTTATAGGGTATCTTATTATTAGATACCCTTTTTTTATACCCATGTATCATTCATCTAAAAAGAAAAAAAAGAAAGGTGGGAGAGACTCACTTAAAATTAAAAAGAAAGGCTACTAATTATGTTTGGCAAGAATAAAAAGAAAAAAGGTATTCTTGGTCTAGAAGGTCAAGCTTATATTGATGCCTACAATCAAAAGATGAACGATACAGGTAAAACAACGCTTGCTGAAAAAGCTAGATTTGTAAAAGAAACAGCTAAAATCAGAAACAAAATGATTCAATCAGGAGGTATGTAATGGCTGTAGCTGCAACAACAGAACTTGAATCTATCAACATAATGCTGGCTGCTATAGGAGAAGCTCCTATAAACAGTCTTACAGGTACACTTCCTGTTGATGCTCGTATTGCTCAGTCTACTTTATCTGAAGTAAACAAAAGTGTTCAATCAGAAGGTTGGTCTTTTAATACTGAAATAGACGTAAAACTTACTAGAGATAACACAGGTCAAGTTCATCTATCTACAAATATATTAAGAGTTGACGCTAATATTCATCAACACCCAACTATTGATCCTATACAACGTGGGCTAAAATTATATGATAGACAAAATAATAAATATGAATTTGATGAAGATTTGATTTGTACTGTTGTTTATTTTAGAGACTTTGATGAAATACCAGAGCCAGCTAGGCACTATATAAATATACAAGCTGCAAGAAAGTTTGTTGATAGACTTGTAAGTGACCAAGCATTAAGAACTTATACATTACAAGACGAACAAAGAGCTAGAGCAATATTAATGGAAACAGATTTAGCAAATGGAGATCATAATTTATTAAGAGGTGATCCTTCACTTACCAGTATCTTTGATACTTACAACCCTTCTAGTGCCTTAATTAGATAACTATGGCTGTTATATCAAGAGCTATACCTACATTATTGAGAGGTATATCGCAGTCTTCTGATGCTTTGAAGCAAGCAGACCACGCTGACATACAAGATAACGCTGATAGTAACCCTGTTTTGGGTCTTACAAAAAGGTCTGGATCTCAGTTTTTAGCTGGAATTAGTAATTCTACTCTTGGTAATGTTCATATACAAACTATAAATAGAGATGCTAATGAACAATATGTAGCAGTATTTAGTAATGGTAATGTCAAAGTTTATGAGTTAGATGGTACAGAAAAGACAGTAAACAAACCAGATGGTACTGCATATTTGAATACATCAGACCCTAGAAATGTAATGAAGACAGTAACTATTGCTGACTTCACGTTTGTTGTTAATACAAGTATTACACCAGCAATGGATTCAGCAGTATCAAATAGTGCTAGTAATATTACACAAGCAATAGTATTTATAAATCAAGCAACAGCTAAGACAACTTATTCTGTAACTGTAGATGGAGTGACAGTAACAGATGACACTACTGGTAATGATCCTCTTTCAACTACAACTGTAGCTACCGACCTTACTGCTGGTTTAAATTCTGGCCTTACAGGTTTTACGATTGCTAGAAATGGTCCTGTAATACATATCAAGAAAAATGATGGCAGTAATTTTTCAATAGATGGTAATGACTCTCAAGGTAATACCAAAATGACAGTCATAAAAGATACAGTACAGCAGTTTACTGATCTTCCCAATGTGTCACCTAATGGTTATGTAGTAGAAATTGTTGGTGATGAAGGTACAGATTTTGATAATTACTACGTCAAATTTACGACTAATAATGGCGGTGCTTTTGAAGAAGGT